CAACTGGATTTCCTATATTTACTTGACCACTAAAGGTTGCTGTGCCTGTTGCGGAAATTGATAATCTTTCAACACCAGAAGTTGCATCAAATATTGAAAATTCTCCTGCTCCTGTAACAAAGTTTGAACCTATTTGATAAGTTCTGCCATTTGTAGAAGTTGAAGTAAAAGCCATTCTTGCACCAAGTGAAGAAGCAGTACTTAAAGTAATTGTTGTACCAGTTACATCTAAATTCCCACTCACTCTCGCAGTTCCGTTTACATCTAACTTATATCCTGCATCTGTGGTTGTGCCGATTAAAGTATTCCCACCCGAAGTGATTTTAATTCTTGAATTTCCGCTTGTGCCTAAATATAAATCAGTGTTATCTCCAAATACATAAGTGTTAGCACCTCCATAATTAACACCACCTGCGGTTGTAGTTATACTACCACTAAAAGTTGCTGCTGCATTTGAAGCTAATTTAAACGCAATACTACCTCCGTTATTTACAGAGAAATTAAACGCTTGACTATTTGTTCTAAAATCTACATCTCCAGCAACATCTCCTACAATTATATCATCTGCAACAGACGAAATACCTAAAAGTAATTTACTTGTACCACTTTGCTTTAAAGTTATAATAGGTCTTGTACCATCTTGAGTTAAAGCGTTGTTATTTATTTCTAAAGCACCTGTTAAAGTTCCACCTGCTAAAGGTAAGTAATTAGCTAAAGCAGCAGTAGAAGCCTTATTATTAAAAGTTGTCCAATCAGCCGAACTTAAAGCACCTCTATTTGTTGCCGAAGCCGTAGGTAAATTGAAAGTATGCGTAGAAGTAGCAGAAGAAATACCAAAGTCAGTTCCACTCGTACCTACTGCAAAAGTTTGTGTTAAAGCCGTTAATCCGTTTAAAGAAGTTATACCTGTATCGGTATCAGCGTAGTTAGGAATGTTCAAAGTCGAACCTACTAAAGTAGCAGCACCCGAAGTTCCTGTTGTAGTTAATGTTATTGCGTTTTGTTTTGCATTCCAAGTAGCAGCAGAAGCAATATAAGCATCAGCTAAATCAGTAGTTAAATTCAATTCGGAAATTAAAGTAGTACCGCCAGTTATACTTGCAGCATTCCCACTTCCACTTGATTTAACAACAGTTAAAGCCTCTCCTGCTCCACCTTTTGTGATTGATGCAGCAACACCACTACCACTTGCGTGATTGATAACTAAATCAGAAGCAGTTAAAGAATGTGTGCCTAAATTAACATTAGTAGTAGCACCTGTATAAGGAACATATCCAGTTAAAGCTGGGAATGTAGCTAAACTACCATCTCCACGAACATATTGTGCAGTTGTTCCAGCACCAGTAACTGCAAGTGTTCCATTAGAAGTCAAAGGACTATTAGTAACAGTAAAAGCAGAAGGCATACTTAAACCAACGGAAGTTAATCCTGTGTCAGCATCCGACCAAGAAGCCGTTACCGTTCCACCATCTTGTTGATTTAAAGTTAAAGTTTTAGTAGAAGTACCCGTAACACCCGCACTAACTATACTATCATTATAAGCAGTATTCCAATTTGTAGAATTATCAGTTAAATAAGAAATAGTACCTGAAGTAGATTTAACAATCCCTGTACCACTTAAAGTAGCTTGGAAATCAGCAGAAGATAAACCATCTAATAAATCAGCATTAAGGTTAGTTACTTTTGTTGTTGAAGCAACCGAAAAAGGAGCAGTACCAGTAGCAACAGTAGATGCTAATTGAGAAGTAAAGGTTTTAATCCCAGCAACAGTTTGATTGCCTGTTAAAAGAACACTATTTCCTTCGGTATAACTTCGTAGAATTGCTGCCGTTACCTTTTTTGTAACTGCGTTATCCACTATTGGTAATACATCTGCATCTGTAACCGTTAATAATGGAGATAATTCCGATATTTTGATATTAGCCATGTTATTTTTTCTTTATTTTGCCTTTAAACTCTTTTGTAACGCCATCTTTTATAATTTCGGTAAAGTAGCCAACCTTGATAAATTCTTTCATCTTATCGCTTAAAACAAGTTCGTAGTAGTTACCTCTATAATACTTCTTCCCTTGATACGATATGTCTACTGAACATTTATACATAATACAAAGTTACTAATATTTTTAGCATTAAAAAAGGGTAGATACAATTAAGCACCTACCCTCTTTATTATTTGTAAAGAACTAATTAAACATTTGCAAAATCTGCGTAGATTGCAGCAGTAGGCAACATTAAATTAATCGCTTCGTAGCACTCAATACGAGCAGTTACTAAGTTTTGTGTGAAGTTAGTTCCGTTCTCATAAGAGAAAGTTACATTTAAGCCTTCAACTTCAACTCTTTCTAAGTAATCACGATCAAAGATTAACACTTTGTCATCAGTTACCCAAGAAGCCTCGAATACTGGTGTACCAAATACAGTCAAACCACCTGCACCGTTAAGAATAACAGCACCTGCACCTGCGTAGTAACCTTTGTTGTAAGTAGAGATAATCAAACGAGCCATTTGAGCAGGACTAACTAATGCATAAGAAGCATTAAAGTTAGCAGTCTTTTGGTTAGCGATTAATTGGATTAACTCCTCAACATCATCAGTAGCAGTTACGGTTGTAGAACCTGTAGCAGCACCACTAACAGTACCGAAGAAAGAAGCATTTTCAGCTTTGTAAAAATCTCTAATCAACATACGAGTTAAAGTTTGCTCAATAAATGGCAAAGATTTCATCATCTGTTTTGAGAAAGTTGCGAAACCAGCGATATAAGCATTAACAGTTTTAACTTCAGTCAAATCGTAATCAATTTGTCCTTTAGAAGCACCTTCAGTTTGTGATGCGATAGCACCTTCTGAACCACTTTCTTTGTAAGTAACAAAAGTACCAGTCGCTGATTGTACAGTAGGGATTAAATCTCTAAAGTTCAATTTTTGCGAAGGCAAGATAGCTTGATTAGGGTTGTAAGTAGCTACTGAATCTCCAGTTAAGTTTGAAGATAATAACATGTTACCAACTGCTTTCAAGTTCATAGTAAATGATCCACCTGCTGATTTTAATTCTTTTTCAGCGATTGACATATTACTGTCTAATTGCTCAGCGATTTGCTCACCGATAGATTTAGTAGATGCAATCTTAGCAGCACTCTTACGAGATACTTCTTCAGCTTGTCTATCCATTTCATCTTTTACCGCTTTGATTTCAGCTTTAACTGAATCAATACTTTTTTCTACCATCGTAGACACTTCATTTTTTACGCTTAATAAAGCGTTAGCGTTAGCATCAAACTTTGCGTTGATGTCATTTGCTAAATTTTTAATTTCTTCCATCTTGTTATAGATTTAAAAGGTTTCTAAATTGTTTTATTTCTTGTATCTTATTGTCCTCTTTCGGCTCTTGTACTGTTGTAGTGGTTTTAACCGGCTCTTCAGTTTTCGCAAGTGAAACAAGTTTTAATAATTCAAATTCTATAAGACCGAATGTCTCATCAGTATAGCTACCATTTTTAATAGCCTTTACTAAAGTCTTAATTCTGTCTTCTCTTTCTTCTGCTGACTTAAAGCCAGTAAAAGGTGTGTTTGGATTTGCTCCAAAAGTTACTGCTGATCCTTCCCAAAGTTTTACCTCGTAGATTTGGTCAACTTCTTCTTCCATATCAATAGTGGTTTCTACCGATTTGATTACTTGATAACCGATAGAATGTTGAGTTATTACACCATCTCTATAAAGTTTCAAAGCATCTTCGCCCCAAGTAGTATCGCTCATTTTAGCTTCAAAGTACAAACCGAAGTTATCTTCTCTTAACACTAAAAGTTTCCCCAAAGGTTTTGTCGTATCGTGTTGCCATAAATACGCAATCTCCGGCTTAGATGAATCTGGTCCTCTTTCTGCAATAGTCTTAGTGAATGCACCTGGCATTATAACATCTCCATCTAAATCAATAGAGTTAAATTGTGAGAAATAACCTGTAACGATTCCAGTTGCGACATCTAAGTCCTTAATGGTTGCATCGTAATTTTTGAAACTTATATTCTTCATAAGCGATATATTTATTAAGTGTTTAAAAAAGAGTGAGTAGTTACCTACCCACCCTAAAACCAAAACACCAAACTATGATAGTACAAAGATACTAACTTTTTTAGCAATTATTTATATATGATATTATTTTCCTTATCTAACTTTGCTTTGGTAAGCATTGTACACTTGCAATTAGCATTATTTTCTAATCCACCTGCCGGATCCCCTGGATGTCTCATCATCGTACCTTCAACATTAAATTTCTTATCCAAGTCAATAGTTTTACCGCTCAAAGTTACATGCCAGTCTCTCGGCATCTTAGGATGATCATGTAACCAGGTCTTTTCCATTTCAATAGGTAATATCTCTGATTGAGTATATTTAGCAGCATTAGTTACCATTAAAGATTCAGTCCTTGCAATTAATCTTGCTCTTGTCTTAGACATTCCTACTTCTTTAATTAATCTTTTTTCTGCTCCTCTAAAACCTTCGTTATTTTCTAAAGCAGTTTGGAATGCTGACTGTACCCTTCTTAAACTTGTATCGTTAATATCTTTGATGTGCTGACCACCTATGGTGTTAAAGTAATCTTTTAAAGCTGCATCCATAATCGGATTTTCAAAGCCTACACCAATTGTAGCCTCCGGTGGTAAATTAGCTTTAAGCCATTTAACATAACCTCTTGATTGTTTATTCCAAGCAGTATTATAGAAAGTTTGCATAGCATCTGCAATAGGAACCCCAGTGTATAACATACCAGCAATAGAACTTGTAAATGCAACCGATTCCGATTGATTTAAAGCATCTATGATAGGTTGTATAGATTGTTTTAAAGCTTTAGAGAACAAACGATATCCGTAAGTCTCTAAATACTTTTGTAAGTTGGCATCAAATTCTTCTTGTGTCATTATAATGCTTTATCCGACATTCCTAATTCATCCAGGTAAGTTAAATTAGTAGGTACTAAAATCCTATCCATATCAACTTCATCTATTCTATCGTAGTTCATTGCATCTCTTTTCTCGTTAGGAGTAATCCACCAAGATTCTTTCATTTGAGCAACTATCTTTTCTAAATCCTTTTGCATTTCTGGGAATGCTTGAACATCGTAATCAATGTAATACTCTACACCATCTCTTAAAGAATAGTATAAAGCAATCTCGTTAAACATCCCTTTAATCATATTTAAAATAGGCACAACCGTATTTGTTACCAAACCTTTGTAAGCCATTTCTTTGTTATTGTAAGAAGCTGAATCAGTAGCCATTAAGATTGGATCAACACCAAAAACTCTACAAAGAGTATCTCTATCCGCTCCGATTGATTTGATAATCTCAAGATCAGCAGGAGACATTCCGATTTGCTTATAATCCACAATACCGTTAGTAGCTACGATTCTCTTATAGTTGTCTGCACCGGTAAGTTTACTGTCAATCTGTTGGTTAATCTTACTAATTTGTTCGCCATCAAGCATTGCATCTTTGTCTCCAGAGAATAAAAGACCTGCTGCACCACCGTTAATAAATGCTTTTGCTTTTGCTCTTGTGCCTTCGTTAGAACTTGAAACAGTTTCCCAAGCTGCCTCTAAAGGAGACATTCCGTATAATTGATTCCCACTAACATTGTAATCCGGATTGAAGAACTTAATATGGTTTACTTCGTTTACTTTAAATTCTATTTCTTGGTTTCCTATTTGTAGCTTATAAGCACTAATTGGCTCAAAAGTACCACTGCCTATAATTTGTGTGAATTGTGATGGTAAAGGATATAATTTAGTTGGTACACCTTTGTTTCTTCCAACCTCTGGCATAAACTTGTAAGCGTAAGCATTACCGGTAATCTCTAAAAAAGAAACCATTGATTCGATAAACTCTTGTTGGCTTTGCATCTCGTTTGGTCTTGCAATTAGCCTGTTTAAATCCGTTCCTTCAACTTCCGTTAATCCCTTTTTAATTAAATTAATTGGATTGTTCTTTGTTCTATTAAAACTTTTCTTGTTTGATACCTCGTAAACATAAAAAGGAACACTTGCTGCCTTCTTAGCGATCATATTTATAATTGCAAATACATCTGGGTTCCCTTGATAACCATTGCGAACATATGCTCTTGGGTTATTAGGTATGTTAAAGAATATTCCGTTAAAATAAGAGAATAAAGACTGGTTGTATTTGTTACCTGCGTTTGAACCTTGAGTAGGTAAGATAGCAGCTTTAATTCGTTGAATAAGATTCATAAGCATTTATTTTTACAAATTTACGATAAATTTACATAACTACGAAGTCAAACTTCTTGAGTTCAAACCACATCCGCATCATCAGTGCATCACTTATATCCGGACTTCTGCCTAAATGTTCTTTAACTTTGTCCTTTGGTAGGACCGCAAGTTTACCATCTTTATCAGCATTGTGTCTTTGTACCCATTCAAGTTCTTCAGTTAATTCTTTTTTAATCTTTACATCTTCGCTCATTACCCACACTCCTGCTTGATTAATTAGTTCAGCTAACTTGTAATAGCACTCCGACTTTAAGTTAATGTAATTACCGGTAAGTGCTTTGCTATTGTTTACGAATCCTTTGCAACCTACCTGGTCTACGGTTCCGCCACCGACACCATCTTCATCGGCTATTATTTGTGAATATGGGATTGAATGCTTTTTAGCCAAATGTTTAATGTAAGCACTTACTTCGGTTGTAGACTTTTGCGATAGCTTATGTATTTCAGTAACTCTAAATCCGGACCAAACCATTATTAAAGTATTATCCTTACCAAATCTTGCTATATCTGCTGAAATGTAACCTTTACCGCTTGGAATGTGTTCGTTAGTGAACATATCTATTATCTTATCATACTCAATTAAAGCGTTATCGTTGTCATCGTACTCCCAGTTACCATAAAGTAAACGCTCTCTACTTTGGTTGTCCAAAGTCTTTAAAGAATCAATATAGTGTTTAGAGATAAAAGGATTGTCTATTGCTAAAGCTTGAATGAATGCTTTGTTGTCTTCCAGCTTGTTTTCCTTATTTGGCTTATAAAAGTTATTGTAAACCCATCCTTTAGCCGGATTGCAAGTACCAAGTATCTTTGGAATTAGACCGTATTCATCAAGTTTATATCTTATCCTTGACTTAAGAATATTCCAAGCCTTTTCAGTTACCTGGTTACATTCATCTACAAATATAACGCTGCACTCAAGTGATCCAAGTTCATCGTGGTGGGGATCTGATGGATAAGTAAACAAGTCTTTAAGTAAGATTGTCGAACCATTTTGAAAGGTAATAATATTTGATTGTGCATTGTACTGGTAGTGAACACCGGACTTTAAACCTTGCATCCTGCACACATCGTAAAAAGAATTAAGAGTTGTTTCCTTTAGTGTCTTTAGGACCGCTCTGCCTATTAATGCTCTTATGCCAGGATATTTTAAGCAACACTTTAAAATCCAATAAACACCTAAAGCAGTCTTTCCACTTCCAGCACCGCCTCCATAAATAATCTCTTTGGTTTTATTGTCTTCGATTAGATCAATCGCTTGTGTCTGCTTTTCCGATAGGTGCATAGGTTTTTATTTCTTCAAATACTATTCGTGCTTGGATTGGATTGTTAGCATCCCCTTCTAAAGTTGTTCTTGCAAGTTTTGGTCTTGCGTATTCTAATAAGGTAAGATATGATTGCACAAAGTCTTTACCCTCTAAAGAGTTAAGTTCTTGGTTAAATCTATCCGTACCCTCTTCTATAATTATATTAACGAAGTTGTCTAATACTAATCTTTTTTGGCTTACTGCACCTTGTGGTCTGCCATTCGGATTTCCGCTTTTGCCTTTTTCAAACATTGTTACTTTTTGTTATTTACAACAAAGGTAGCTATTTTATTACATTTTTAGAAAGTTCGTATTCCTTTCGTAGGTAGTTAATCTTTTGCGTTAAGACATCTATAAAAGAATTGGTACTAAATCTTATATTCTTTACCTCTGCTAACCTTGTTTCAAACTTACCCTCAATAACTCGGTAAGGCTCACTCATTATTATAGCTTGTTTTTCCTTATTGCCTTGCGTACCTTCGCCTTCTACAAATAACCTTGCTTCTTCAATCTTCCTGGTAGTGTAAGCATCTATGTAACCTTTGTGAATCTCTGCTTCCATTTCATTTAAAAGGAATAAATAACCGGCTAACTTTAAATTAGAATTGATCAAGTCTTCTATTGCATTGGTCCTATTGGCTTTTATTATCTCGGCTTTAATCTTATCTATCATAATTCAGCAACCTTTTGGGTGTAAGTGTCTATGTAAATTTGGTAATCTAATTTGCCCATCTTTTTAGTTTGATGCCTTTTGTATTCCAGATAATCCATACCACCTTTACCAATCTCTTTCTCAAGTCTTTTATAATATTCAATGTAATTACCGGATCTTGCAATATTACAACCGTAGCACTGTGGTCGGCAGTTTTGTTCATCCCATCTTAAACTTAAAATACTTCTTGAATAGAAGTGTCCATTTTGAATCTTCTTGTAATGGTAAACTTTATCGCAAGTAAAGCACTTAACATTCAAATCTTCATCTGCATACTTTAAACGAATATAAGTTGAAAATATAGCATCTGCTTTTTTCTTTAGGATAGTTGTACTCATTTTTTTGGTCTTTTAAATTTAATTAAACTTGATAAATAAAAGAGTACTGCAAATGGTGCAATAATCATAGAAGGTAATAAATAAGCTATTAAATCTAATAAAGTATAATACTCTTCATCTTCTACTTGTCTTGGATTCTTACTTATCCAATATACTCCATAAATTGTACTTGCAATCCAATAAAAAATTAATAGTGTCATTTTAAAAGTAATTTAGTGTAACAAACCTCAAAGACTATTCCCCAAGTCATAGAGAATAAGATAATATCAAAATAACCAAAGATAGGCTTATAGGTAACTATTGCTAAAGACATAAACAAAAGCATAAAAGCCTTAAATAAGTGCCATCCATCCGTTAAGAACGAAAGTATAGTTGAAGATAGAAAGAACTTCTCGCCATTTTCTTTTTCTCCCCACTGCCATTTGTTTCGCCA